GCTTGTGTTATTCCAACCTTTAAAGTATTAGCTGATATTTCACTTGCTTGTGTTGGTGTTATGCCTACCTTTGCAGTATTAGATACAATAGCGTTTGATTGTTCAGTAGTGATACCTGTTTTAGCCGTATTAGATACTATTGCATTAGCCTGTTCAGTTGTAATACCAACCTTAGAAGTGTTTGCAACCACATCAGCATTAGCAGATACTTTTGCGTCTGTATAGTACTCGTTTGTACTTCCTTGTGCAATATCGTCTGTATCAAGAACAACAGCACCTGTTTGAGTGTTTACACTTGAAACAGCAGCAGCAGGAAGATTTGTAAGACCTGAACCATCCCCAACAAAAGCATTAGCAGTAACAGTAGCATTAGCGACAAGATTACCGCTATTGTCTAGGGTAACGCCTGTACCGTTTCCTTTGCCGTCCGTTATCTCTTTTGCAGTAGCAGATACCTCTGTATTATCAGTCGTTTTTAGTAACCCCTGATACGTTTGGTTGATTTGCTTCCCTTCTAGTGTTGTACCCATTTAAGTACTGTTTTAATTTTATTAAATTCTTTACTTTAGGTTTGTATGTTATAGTACCCATCCGTTAAATAAGCTATCTTTATCAGGATAAATGTCATCATCCGAGTTATTTTCGTATTCAGGGTATAAATTACTATAAAAACTCATATGGTCTATAAATCTTGTAGTATAATACTCTGCTAAATTGCGTTCTTTTTGTACTAAAAAGTCTACTTCGTCTTTACTTGGTGTTTCTGAATTTTCGCTTGTATGCTTAAATAGTCCACCGTTTTTTAATTGATAAGCGGAGTAAGGTAAATACTCTACCATTGCAAAGTGAATAAGCATAGGTGCTAGGTATTCATCAACTAAAGTTAAATAGTTACCTGTTAGCGTATCTCCTATAATATCAGCTTGTAATTTATCATACAGTTTAGTTCCTGTATAGTTTCTTACGTGTACCTCTTGGGCAATTTTTATCCATTGTATAAATTTATCTGTATCTACATTACCATCTAAGATACTATTTTTTACAAGGTCTGTTCTGTTTATAAATAATGCAGTAGCCATAGTTAGTTTTTAAATCCCATTTTGTTCCAATATGCAGCAGTATAACCTTTATACTTCATATCTTTAGGTGCAACAGGTACTTTTTGAGCGTTGGTTTCAGGCTTAAATCCTTGACTTTTAGCCTCTGTTGTACTAATTACATTCCCTAAACTTTTACTACCTTCTTTCTTAGCGTAAATACGTCTAAACCATTTATGGTTACATCTCGCACCACCCTTGTAAAGCCATATAGAATACGTATCTGAACCACCTTTGCCAAAACCTGAATTAACAGCTTTACCTGTCATAGCTGTAATATCTTCTTTGCGATATACTTTTTTAGCTGATACCATCTTTTTACAAAAATCTCTTGATGTATCTTTAGTTCTTGTAGGATTGTACATATATCTAACTAAATATGTTTTGTCCTCTTGACCTTCTTGCTTACTCTTACCGTCTTGTTTGCTGTCGCTGTATGGCTTGGCACTACCTGTACTTGCTAAATTTGTTTGTTCGTTTAACTCTTTAATTTTTTGGTCTAGTTCATCTTCTAGGTCATAGTCTACTTCCTGTTCATCTATAACCTCATAATCATTAAGCAGCTCTTCTTCGCTTTGTCCTAAGTCTATAAGAGCATCAGCAATTTCAGTATCTACAAACTTATCTAAGTCGCTAGACAATTTTACGCCCGTTTCTTCTTCTCTTGTTTCTTCATCTATAATAGCCATATCAGTAAATTCTAGTGGCTGCAATGTTTTGAAATAAAGATTAAGTGATATACCGTTATATGCTAGTATTTTGTCAAAAGCATCAATAAGTAAATTTTGAAAAGGTCTAATAACAGTATTGTCCATTAAGGTACTAGCAGTCTTTAGTTCGTCTGCATTGTTTCCAAGCCCTGTATTGTCTTTAATTCCTAAAAGCATAGGAGACACTACCCTGTGCGATACAAGTATCTTACGACTGCTCTCATCGCTTAAAAACTGATATTGGTTGTGTGCATCACTTAATTGTACAGGGTCTATTGTAGCTGCTGTTTCAGGGCTATCATTAAACGATAGTATAAACTTACCTGCATTGCTACTTCCTGAAAATTTATTGTATATTCTTCTTTCTATAAGTTCTCTTTCTTCTGCACTTGGTGTGCCTGAATTAAAGTTAATAAGCATACTAGGGCTAAGTCCTGATTGTATGTTATTTATGTGAAAGTTAGATATTTCTTCTTCTAAATCTGCATATTGTAAACCACCTTGATAGTCAGGGGTTGAATAGTACTTGTACCCTGCTCTGTAAGGCTTAACGTATACAATCTCGATAGCTTCTTTACTCATACCAAAAGCAGGTATGCGCTTTACTTGGTTAATACGGTTGTATTTAGACCAATCATTAGAGTAATAAAACGCCTCAATTTCTCCTTTGTCGTTGCACTTTTCAGCAGCTAGTTGTTCAACAGGTATATGTTCAACCCTTGCTATCTTTTTTCTATCCTTGCTGTAAATTACCTGCATACTACATTGCCCAAATAGTTTTAAGTCGCTACATAGTTTCTTTACGCAATCTTTGTGTAGTAGTGTTATAGTTTGTGCGTATGCATCAGGTTTTCTATTGCTGTCAGTAGCATCTAAACCTTTGCCATATATCATTTCACTAATAGCGTTTATAACAGCGTTGTTTGTTGGGCTACCATTATAACGGTCTATTAAATATCTAAAGTAAGAATTTTTATCTCCGTATGTTACAAAAGCCTTACCTTTCTTTTCTTCAATAGTAGGGCTTACATAATTAGATAAACTTAAAGCGTGTATCATAGTACTATATAGTTATTATCAAATGTATTATTTGATTTATATTCATTTTTATTAGGAGAATAGTATTTATTATCTGTTTGGTCTACATCTTGATTTGTACAAAATATCCTATCTCTATAAACAAGTAGTGTTATACCTGTCTCATCGTTCCATAATTTTTGCTCAAGCTGGTATTGTGTAAGTGTTTGCCCCCATACATCGGGGTCTCTTGTAAATTCTAAATCGTAGAACCTGCCTTCTACTAAACTAAACGAGTGTGATAGTTGTAAATAGTCTCCGCTTTGAGTAAAGGTAACATCAGTAACCGTAGCTATATTAGTAGTGTCATCCCTTACAATCATAGCTGCTTCTGTGTAGTATAATCGTGGAATAAACTTTATAATTTGAGCGTCTGTACTTGTTGTAAGTATTCTCATATAAGTATAACGCTAAAATGTGAGAATTTGTAATAAAAAAAGAGGGATGCTATTGCACCCCCCTTAATAATAATCAAAACAAAACTTATACTCTATGCAAATATATAAAAAATATATTAAGCAGGAGTAATAGGCGTAGTAGCACTTTCGTCAGGTGCTGTTGCAAAAAATGGAGGGTTTACCTCACTAGCTGTTGCTGTAAGCGTAAAGCCTTGTAAATCTCCTGCTGCTGCTCCTGTTACAATAGTACCACCTGTAACCTCTGTGCCGTTGTCTTTTCCTACTAGTAAGTACTTTGTAGTACCTGTACCGTCAGGATATAGTTCAACAACATAGTGCGCTCTACCTCTGTTTAAGAGTTTTATTTCTTCTTGTGTCGCTACATCTAAATTTTGAAAAGTAATATTAAGAGTACTTTCATAAAAAGTAGTTCCATTTTCTCTGCTTGATGTTACGCTTGTTTCTAAAGATGTTTGACCACCTTTTACCTCAAACTTGAAAAATTCAGCACTAGCATCTGTTGGTAGTGTAACCGTACCTGATGATGGGGTTAAACCTGCTACTACTGTACTATAATCAAGGATGTATACATTTTTGATACCTGCATACGCTGTTTTGCAGCCTATACCTCTACCTTTTGTTATTGCACAACTCATATTTATTTATTTATTAAAAAAGGGCAGGTAGGCATTGACCTAACCCACCCCTTTTATGTTAGTTAATTATTAAGCGTAAAGAACAACATCTGAACCTACACCGATTTGTACACCTGCTGTATAGCGCATAACTACACGTACATTCTGTGAACCATCTAGGTCAGCCATATCAATAACTTTTACTTCGTTACGGTCATCTGTTAAACCTGTACCAAAGAATAAGTTAGAAGATTGTGCAGCTATAATAGTGTTATCTCCTAGACCTCCTGTTGCAAACAATTTGATGCCCTGAAAGTTCATCTCTGTTTGACCTACGTTATATAATTCTCTATAACCTAGTGCAGCTTGTGCAGCGATATATTTCTTAGCTACGTGTTGTGAAATATAGATGGTTAAATCTTCTTTTCCATATACACCGCTTGGGATAGCGTCTACAACTTTTGCAAGTTCGTCAATTACGTTACCTGCTGTAATAGTGATACCTGTTACGTCTACTACGTCTGTGTCGGCAGCAGCAAGTGCTACAAGTCCATCAAATGAACCTTCTCCTGTACTACCTGACCAGATAGATGTTTCAGTTGCTTGTGCAACTTCGGCAGCTACTCTTGCGATAACATAGTCAGAAAATAAAGGTGGCAATTCATCAAAAGCACTAAAGCCCATTTGAGCAGCTTCCCAATCAGCGTGTAGTTCTTTCTTACAAATCTGTAAGTTTACTTGCAATTCTGTTGGTGTAAGTACTTTTTCTGTTAGTGTCAATGTAGAAGTGCTATCGTCAAAATCGCAATCTGCTGAACGCACTAGATTTGAAAACGCTCCTACTTTCATAGCAGCTTTATATTTAACATTAGGAAGGATAGATACTGCACCTTCGTCTAAAGTTTTAGCAGATAACAAGGCAGCACCTAGATACTTACCTGCAAACTCTCCACTATAACTTGAATTTGTAATTGTTGGGTTTGGCATTTTATTTATTTTTAGTTGTTAATTTTAGACATTACTTTGTCAAGTGTGCTTGGTTTTCTATTTTGTGCAAACTTAACTCCGATATTGTTATTTTTTTGTTCTGGGTTATGAGCAATAGGCTCGGCAGCAGGTTCAGATAATTCCTCTTTTACTTCTTTCGGTAATTCCTCTGACAACTCTACTTCTGCTTCTTTAACTACTTCTTCGCTCATATCTTCTTTTTTCTCAATCATAGATTTAATTTCTTCTATCATTGATACTACTTCTGCTAGTTCTTGTTTAGTAACATAGCCTAAATCTTCTTCTTGCTCTACTACTTCTTCTTCTTCGGTAGCTTCTTCGTCTAGGTCTTTTATCTCGCTGATAATACCTTCTTCTGCTACTACTAGCATTTTACCATCTTCTAAAGTATAATCGCCAACAGGCAATGCTACTTTTTCATCTTCGGTAACTATAAATACTTCTTGACCTGCTTCAAACGCTTCTGCTTCTAATACAGTACCGTTGTCTAGCTTTGCAGTCGCTAGTTCTACCTTTTCTTGGATATTGTCTACTATGTCAGTAGCTTCTTCGCCTAGATAGGTTTTAATCTTGTTTAACATTTCGGTTGCTTTCATATAACTATAACTATTTATTTAACTTATTTTACATTTTTAAATTTTACCAATACCTTGATTGATTAACTTACCTTTACAGCATTTTGTACTGTAAGTGTTTTTGTCGGCACATAAACATCCTCGTTTACTACCTTTAGGGCTTGTACGTGATACTGTTAAATCTTTCATCCTTGCCCTCTGTTTTTTTTCTTATATAACTTACTGCCTTTAATACTACTCATTTTAGTTTTAGCGTGTACACCCTTACGTTTTACTTTAGGTTTTACTATATGCGCTATTTGTGTTTGTTTAGGCATTATAGTAAGTCTAATTCTTTTAGTTTACT